ATTATCATATCTACACAAAGCAATCAAACCTTTAAATCAGTTGCGTATGATTGAAGATGCGACAGTTATCTATCGTATCTCTCGAGCACCTGAACGCCGTATTTTCTACATTGACGTTGGTAACTTGCCAAAATTAAAGGCAGAACAATACCTACGTGACATTATGGTCAAGTACAAGAACAAGTTAGTGTATGACGCTAACACCGGTGAAGTTCGTGATGATCGTAAGTTCTTGTCTATGATGGAAGACTTTTGGTTGCCACGTAGAGAAGGCGGCAAAGGTACAGAGATTACTACATTACCAGGCGGACAGAACCTAGGTGAACTGGAAGACGTTAAATACTTTGAGAAGAAGTTGTATAAGTCTTTGAACGTTCCTGTGTCCAGACTTGATCCTAATCAATCAGGGTTCTCTTTAGGCCGTGTTGGTGAGATTACTCGTGATGAATTAAAGTTTGCTAAGTTTGTTGCAAGACAACGTACTAAATTTTCCGATTTATTTGACCAGTGTTTAAGAGTTCAGTGTGTACTGAAAGGCATTTGCACAGACAATGAATGGAAAGAATTTAGAGAACATATTCACTATAACTTTATTAAAGATAATAACTTCACAGAACTCAAGGAAGCTGAGTTGATGAGAGAACGTTTAAGTTTGTTGTCAAGTGTTGATCCATATACTGGTCGTTACTTCTCGAATGCATGGATCCAACGTAATGTTCTTCGCCTAAATGATGATGAAATTAAGAAAATGGAAAATGAGATGGAAGAAGAAAAAGAAGCAGGCATTGGTATTCCAGTCGATGTTACAAATTCTATTGCACAACAACAGATGATGAGTACAATTGGCCAAGGCGATGTTGAGCATCAAGCAGAACTAGATAGAGAGACAGCTAAGCAACAAGCAGCAGTTGTAGCAAAGCAGACTAAAAAAGAATAATATAAATAGTTAAAGTATTTCACCAACCAAACGGAGAATAAAATGGATACAAGAAAATTAATCGATTACGCAATGGATGACAATGGTTCACAATTTCGCAGTGAACTATATGCATCTATTCACGATAGAGTAACTGCTGCAATCGAAGCAAAGAAACAAGAGATTGCACAAAACTTGGTAACACAAGAATCTATTGTCAATGAAGGTACAATGACACACATCACTTTAGGTAAAAAAGTAAAAAATAGCGATGGTGGCCACGACCAAACTGTCCATTATAAAGGCAAAAAAATTGGTAAAATTGGTTCCTATTCACACGGTTCTGGAACAAAATATTACCATGAACATCCTGAAATTGGAGATATGTCCGGTCATAGAAGTCCAGAAGAAGCTATTAGCGCACTTAGAGCAGATCATGCAGAACACATGACTTCAGATAAGACTAAAGATCAGTCTTATAGAACAGGTACTCACAAATCAGATAAGACTAAAGATCAATCTTATAGAACAGGTACTCATAATACTCCTTCAAAATATAATGAAGCGCTAGAAACGATGGACCACAAAGGTGATCCAGAAGATGACAAACCAGGCGAAATGAATGATAGTAACAGAAAGAAACCTGCATTCCCTTCAGGAAAAGGCCCTTCTATTTTTAGTAAGGACAAATCTAGCTCTGGTGGTAAGATTACTACACCAAAACCTGGTGTGACTAGACACTCAAGTAATGATAGATATTAAAATAGAATGGAATAAAACATGGCAAATGCATATGGTTATCAAGTCTTAAAAGACGATACACAGCACACTATCATCAAACTGACAGGAAAGTTTGATGGTACTGGCCAAGAAGCAAATACTACCAGAATTCAAGCAAATACTATTTCTGGTGCTTTGGCTACTAACGGTTTTCTTGTTGCAAACAGTCAAGGTGGTGCTGCAAATACAACTTTAAGTTATTATGGTCTAGCCTTGTATAGATTGTGGTTTGATTGCACCAATTCAAATGCGGCTGACGTTGAATTGTATTGGAATGCAACTACTCCACAAACAATTGCTATACTAAGTGGTGTTGGTGAATATGATGGTGCAGGCAACTGGATCACTATTCCAAATGCAACACAAGGAAAGTCTGGTTCAAATGGTGACATTGGAATTACAACTAGAGGAATGGTTGCGAATAACAGTTATACTCTTATTTTAGAATTACGCAAGCAAAATGAATATTATTCTAGAGGTCAATTCAGAGATCCTGCTGCGTTCAACTATGGCGATTATGGATTAAAACCATGAAACTAATTAAAGAAATCAACGAAACGGTAAATTATATTACCGAAGGTACAGACGGTAAAAAAGAACTCTTCATTGAAGGTCCTTTTCTTGTATCAGAAAAAAAGAACAAGAATGGCCGTCTGTATGAATACAATACGATGAAAAAAGAAGTTCATCGTTATACAGAAGAATACATCAATAAAAATAGAGCTTTCGGTGAACTTGGTCATCCAGATTCTCCTACTATCAATCTTGATCGTGTGTCACACATGATTGTTGGTCTACGTGAAGATGGTACACAATGGATTGGTAAAGCAAAAATTTTAGATACACCAATGGGTAACATTGCTCGTCAATTAATTGAAGGCGGTGCTCAGTTAGGTGTTTCATCACGAGGTATGGGTTCATTGAAAAACGTTAACGGTGTTAATGTTGTTCAACCCGATTTCTATCTAGCCACAGCGGCAGATATTGTAGCTGATCCTTCTGCGCCTGGAGCTTTTGTTCATGGCATTATGGAAGGAAAAGAATGGATGTTGGTCGATGGTGTTTGGACTGAAATGGATCATGCAGAAGCTATTCAAGAAATTAGAAAAGCTTCTTCTGCGGATATCGAGGCAGTTAGTCTCCGCATCTTTGAAAATTTCATCAAAAAACTTTAACCTATAAATAAATAATCAAAATCAAGGAGATTTTTAAATGACTAATAGATTTAAACTGTCAGAAGCCGCTACTGCTATTTTAGAAGGTTCTAAGGAATCATTTGAGGCTAATATTGCAGCAAAGCGTGGTTCCCGTGGCCAAGACGCACACAAAAATGGTGAAGTAGGCTTAAACGCTACTAAACCACAAGTTGCTTATGGCGAAAAGAGTGCAGGTATTGTTGGACATTCACCAGAAGAAATGGATGATGAATTGCCAAATTACTTAAAAGGCACACCACAAGCTACACCTCCAGGTGCTACACCTCCTGTTGGTTCAGAAAAAGATGGTGTTGGATATACATCATTAAAAAATCAACCACAAGAAACTATGGGTCGTAAAGATGTTATGCATCCTACACAATCTACCGCTGACCAGTACGAAACTATTCGTGACCGCAAAGCATCACCTGCTCCAAAACAAACATTTCAAAAGAATCCTGGTGCTACATTCCAACACTATGATGATGCAGGATCAATGAAAGAAGATATCGATGCTCTATTGAGTGGTGAGAATCTTTCTGAAGAATTCAAACAAAAAGCAACAACAATTTTTGAAGCAGCAGTTATGTCTCGCATTGAAGTTATTGCTGAACAAGTAGAACAACAATTGGTAGAACAGTTTGATGAAGCTGTTGAGCAAATCAAAGAAGATTTGGCATCAAAAGTTGATGACTATCTAAACTATATGGTTGAAGAATGGATGCAAGAAAACGAATTAGCAGTTGACACAGGTCTACGTGCTGAAATTGCGGAAGACTTCATTAACGGATTACACAATTTATTTGTTGAACACTATATTAATGTGCCAGAAGATAAAGTTGATGTTGTTTCTGAAATGGCTGCAAAGGTTGCAGAACTAGAAGAAGCATTGAATGAACAGATTTATCGTGGTATTGAATTGACAAAAGAATTAAACGAACAGAAAAAAATTGAGGCTATCTACACAGCGTGTGAAGGCCTAGCGCAAACTCAAGTAGAAAAATTAAAATCACTCGCAGAGGGTGTGGAATTCACTACTGAAGAAGAATTTGTAGAAAAACTAGAAGTCTTGAAAGAATCTTATTTCAACGACAACTACGTGGTTGCAGATAATTCAGCATTTGATGAAGTTTTGGTTGAAGAAGAAAAAAGAGAATACCGCTCTACTGATACTTTGATCGAACAATATGCAAGCGGAATTTCTAAAACTCTAAAGTAATAAATAAAAAATACATTTCTAATTTAAGGAGAAACCCCTCATGTATATGACAGAAGAACTACAAAAGAAATGGGCTCCAGTTCTAGAACACTCAGAATTGGCATCCATCACAGACCCATACAAGAAAGCAGTTACTGCACTTGTTTTGGAAAATCAACATCAAGCAATGCGTGCTGATCGCCAAGCGTTGAACGAAACTTTGACAGACACAGGTCCTACAAACGTTACTGGTGCAGGTATCAGCAACTTCGACCCAATCTTGATTAGCTTGGTTCGTCGTTCATTGCCTAACCTAATCGCTTACGATATCGCTGGTGTTCAACCAATGACTGGCCCAACAGGCTTGATTTTCGCAATGCGTGCTCGTTACGCCAATCAAACAGGTAGTGAAGCATTCTATAACGAAGCAAATACAGTATTTTCTGGTGCTACATCTGTTGCAAACCCATACGGTTTTACAGGTACACTAACATCTGATACTTCAGCTAACACTCAAAATAACGCTTCTGGTTCATCTAATACTACAACAGGTATTGGTATTCCAACAGCAAATGCTGAGTTCTTAGGTGCAGACGTTGCTGGCCAACCTGCGTTCCAACAAATGGCATTCTCTATTGAGAAAGTTACTGTTACTGCTCAAAGCCGTGCATTGAAAGCTGAATACTCACTAGAACTTGCACAAGACTTGAAAGCAATCCATGGTCTAGATGCTGAAACAGAATTGTCTAACATTCTGTCTACAGAAATCTTGGCAGAAATTAACCGTGAAGTTATCCGTACTGTTTATGCTACTGCTAAAATCGGTGCTCAATACGGTACAACAACTGCTGGTTACTTTGACTTGGATACAGACTCTAACGGTCGTTGGTCTGTTGAACGTTTCAAAGGTTTGATTTTCCAAATCGAACGTGATGCTAACGTTATTGCAAAACAAACTCGTAGAGGTAAAGGTAACGTGATGATTGTGTCATCTGACGTTGCTTCTGCGATGGCAATGGCTGGTGTATTGTCTTATACTCCTGCTCTACAAGCTGACCTACAAGTTGACGATACAGGCAATACATTTGCTGGTTTGTTGCACGGTCGTATCAAAGTGTACATCGATCCATATTATGGCGGTTACACATCTAACCAAGAATTGGTAACAATCGGTTATAAGGGTTCTTCTCCTTATGACGCTGGTCTATTCTACTGCCCATACGTTCCTCTACAAATGGTTCGTGCAGTTGACCAGTTCACATTCCAACCAAAGATTGGTTTCAAGACTCGTTACGGCATGGTTGCAAACCCATTTGCTGAAGGCTTGA